TTATAAATTTAAAGTCTTATGATGAAGATTGTCTGTTGCACCAATGCTTTACTATCAGCATAACGACAATCAAAACGGTTACATAAACACAGGCAAAACCAATTTGTTTAAGCAGCGTGGATTCTTTTTTCTCTTTTATGGTTTCTGATCGCTTTTTTTCATAAATATCAGAAGTAATATCCTTATCGGCTTTCACCTCCGTACTGTCTTTGGTTGCAGTTTCCTTCTTTCTATTTTTGCTGAAATCACCTTCTATATGCCCATCTGCCAGTAACGGAGGTTTATCGGTCAGACTGTCGGGCGGCTTTCGGGTATCATAGATACGAAAATCAATCACATAGTTACTATTAGTGGTAATAAGTTCGCTCAAAGAGGTACTTGATCCGTGTACGATGTTGACAGATTCACTGGCGCTATCTTTGCTGATTACTTCTACATCGGACTTGACAGCCTTATGCGAGCTGCCACATGATCCGAACAGCAGGAACAGACACATGAAGGGAGCCAGTAATATATGCCGGCTTACCCAGTTCATAACTCTAACCAACATAAGAGATATCATTTATGCGGTTCATCCACCCTCTCTTAAATTTATTATTGGTCGGACGCTTGCGGCATATATCCTCAATAAAGTCGAACCGGGCAATCTTAATCATGTCGAACAACTCACGCGGGTTCTTGGCATTTACAGCGGCAATGGTCTTGGGACCTACAATGCCATCCACCGTAACACCAAGCAAGCGTTGAGGAATCTTAATTCCGTGCGCACCGGATGCCCACACCCAATCAACCAATATATTAGCAACTGATTGCGATTTAATCTCGTCAGCTTTCCATCTGTCCCAATAATGCGGCTTGAGTACACGATTAACAACATCTTCACGGGTAAGTAGGTGTAAATCATCCACATCTATATCACCGTCACCATCCTTGTCATAGCCGCACGATTTCCATGTGCCGATAGTCACGCCCATATTGGTAGCTCCTCCCAAATCGTCAGGGTCATTTACAAAACCGCCTTCCCACTTTAGGATAAACGGTGCAAGTTTTCTTACGTCAGCCATACTACTCATTAATTATAATTATTCGATTTTATTTTCTTTGAATTCCGGCAGGATATATTGTATGTTAACCGCTGCTTCATGCAAGACCTTATGAAGTTCATCTTCATTCAAATCCGTTTCATCTGTAAACTCACAAAATATATTTCCAACCCAATCTTGAGATGAATTAAGCCGTTTAATAGCGACGCTGTTGCATCCATTTGTTGATAATAGAGATTTGGCAACCTTATCCTTAACCTGATTATCAATATCTGAGTAGAACATGAAAAGATTCTTTGCGAGATTTTCTGCAAAAACGGCCACTTCACTCATGGGAAGTGATTGAATGCTTTCACGCATTCCGGCTATACCTTTTCGTTTTACCTCGAACTGCACCGAAAGAAAAGCTATATGCCCTAAAGGATGGGGTTGTACGATATATACCCTGTCTGCTTTCGTTTCATAAAGTACACGCCACAACTCACCGAACACCTTGGCGGAGTTCTCGCTGCGGTGGTAACTTCTTCTTTTCTCTTCTTTTTTAAAATATTCCACTTTTAAATCAGTCAACTTGTTTTTGGTATACTGATTATAGGCGAAATAAGCTGCCAGCAATGTTCCGGCAGCACTAATAATGTTTGCAATATCTATCTCCATTACATTCACCGTTTAATTATTATATGATAAATTATTCATCCTGTTTCCTTTATTTCTCAACAGTTCCTGTCTTTCCTGAAAAAAACGCCGAGAATTTATATATGCAAAATAAATCCATATCCATATTGCTTACTATTCATATTTCACTATCTTTGTCAATACTTTGTTGACCTGATTCTTTCAAAA